GGCTAGATTGTAGCGGAACGCCCGCAGATAGCCGGGCGGGAATGACAGCGTGGTGGCTAGTGTGGCTGGTTGAGTTAGTTCCGTAACCGAGATGAAATGCCACTCCAGCACTTTGGTAGGCACAGGATACACGTACATGTCGATGTTTGGGTAATCCATGTTTACCCAGATGACTTGCGGATAGGTGCTGGTCACGGTCTTGACCGCAATGCCGTTATACTGCTGTTGATTGATAATCTTGATGCCAAACGAAATACCGTTAGCTGGGTCTTTAAAATAGGTTGCGTCGTCCAACAGGACTGGGCGGTTGCCTACAAAATCACCCGTAGGACCAAGCGTTCGGCTAATAAGGCCCGGTGCCCACGAAAACACTTGGTCTTGTGTGGAGTAAACGGAAAGCCGTTCTGTGTTCCACGAATCAATCATTTGGTTCATGGCAAACAAGGCGTCTTGGGATGTAGCGGCAGAAGGGGTTTCGCCTTCAGCAAGCATACCGAGTAGCCGCAAAGCGCCGTCTATCAGTTCGCCTGCCGTGGTCATACTATGCCTCTTTGTTTAACGGTGGCCTGCCGCGCCGTTTCGCTTCCAAAACATTAGCAGAAACTTCGGGTTCGATAAAGGCTTCTGGGTCGTACTCTTCCCAGCCATGCTCTTTGTCGTATTCTACTTCCATATCAATATTGGCGATTTTTGTTCCGTGAACCGGATGCCGAAGGTAGGTTTGCATGAGAACCCTATGAAAGACAAAATGCCCTACGCCACAATGACGTAGGGCACATCTGTTTTAGGCGACGCGGTAAAGCGTGTAGGCGTTGGCTGCGGTGCGGTAAGCCAGCACTTGAGCCGAGCTTGTGATAGCCACGGTAGCCGAACCAACGAGGGTCCAGCCGGTGCCAGCAACAATCGTCAGAGCGCCCGAAGAGGTGCCGAGGTTGACGATAGACAGAGTAAAGGTGCTGCCAATTTTAGCGTTGGTCAGCACGCTATCAACCGAAGCAGCGGTAGGCAGCGTGTAGGACGCAGCCGAGGCGCTTGGGTTGGCAACCAAAAGGCCACCAGTGATTTGTGCGGCGGTCAGGGTTGCGGTTGCGGTTGCGGTTTGTGGATCAGACATCTCACCGAGAAAAATCTCGTTGCGATTGCCGTCACCAATTTGGTACCCGCCACCAACTGAAGGAAGTGCCATGATGTTTCTCCAAGAAAAAGAGGATTACGCCCCGGCCTAAGCCGAGGCGTAAAGTTTTACGCGCCCCAAATACGGGCAGCCATCTGCGGACGGATGGTAGAGAAGCCATACAGCACGTCAATACGGCAAGGCATACGGTCGTTGTTGATGTCGTACTGACGGACAACGCGGAGCGAAATGCCGTTGTGAACCGCACGAGAAGCCATATCCACACCGTTTGGCAGCAGCAAGTCAGCCGTGGCAAAGGTGATGGCATCTTTGTGATACACAAGGTTTTGGGCGTATTGCGACGTGGCGGAACCCAACATCGTTACAACCGCACCCGAAGCAGGGAACGAATCCACCGTAGCTAGAGCGTTGGCGGCGGTGTAGATCGCAGGCGAGACGGTCACAGTAGCCGTAGAGGAACCAGTAGCGTCGGCAGTTACAACAAACTGCTGAAGCGAACCAGTGGTCTCACGGGTCTGTGGGTTGACCGCGTAAACGCCGGCGATGGTAAACACGTCGCCTTGCTTCCAAGTCTTGGAAGATCCGGTGAAGGACAGACCAAGCGAGGTTGTGCCTTGGGTCGAGATGGTCGAAGTGATCGTGATCGACGTACCCCAGTCACTCGTGGTGTGGACCTTGATCGACTGAGACATGTTGATCTCGTCGTAGCCAAGAACGCCCGTGCCCATCATACCGTTCTTGAATTGCTTGCTGACGGTATCAACTGGGTTGAAGAGACCCTTCATGCCTTCGACCAAACCAGCGTTAGCGGCTGGGTTGACGGTGGCATAGCGAGGCATCATCGTCGCCGCGTTTTCGTTGAGCTTCTGTTGAGCTTGCAACAGAACCAGCGAAGTCGAAGGCGTTGAGCCGGGGGTGCCGACCGACGAATAGATGCTTTTGTACGCACTAGCAACGTCGGCGTCGATAGACGAAGCCAACTGGCTAATACGAGGCTTCAGAACACGTTCAGCAAAGTCATCCAACTGCATGGTCAGTTCGGCGGAGGTAAAGTTAACGCCGATATGCTTTTGGTTGTTGACGGTCAGCGTGGTGAACTGCTCGTTGTCGTCCTGAACTTGCAGGGCGGCACCGTCAGTGACCAGAGCGCGGTCGGGGAGGCGGATACGAAGCGTAGAACCGATCTTGGCACCTTCAACAGCAAAGCTGTCGTCGTACTGGCGGTTCACGTTGCGGGTAAGCACCAGGTTGTTCTCCAGAATTTCCAGAGCCTTCCGGGTGATCATGTCGATAGTAAGAAGCGAATTGGACACAGTGTGTCTCCTGACTTAGCGGTTACGTTGCGCCTCGTACTTCTTGATCTGGCGCAGCCGTTCCGCTTCAATCCACTGCGAATCCGTCATGGTCTTGGTAGACCTTGGGTCCGTCGTGTCATAGGCAGGTGATCCAGAGGATCTAGCTGTAACAGGTGCAATCGGTGCCGGGGCAGATGAAGAGCGTCTAACAGGTGGATTGATAGCCAAATTGGCCTCAATTTTCCCTATCTCTTTTGCCTGCAAGATTTGCGGCAGTTTGGAAATCCGATCAGATTCTTTTGGATTGGTCCCTAGATAATATGCAATATCAGGGCCAACGTCGGAATACTGAATGGACTGAGCCATCACGTCCGTGATTTTTAGGTTCGGGTTATACGCGACCTGTTCAAAGTCGTCGTACTTGTTCCGAGCCTCTTCTTCGCGGTCGTGGTAGGCTTCGAGAACGCTAGACTGTTGCTGTGCTGCTTCACGCCGTGCGAGCAATTCTTCGGCCTTACGTTCCGCCAACGCATCAGCGTAGGCTTCGGTAGTGTCGAAATACTCTGGCGAGGGCATATCGGCGGGTGCCGATCTGACCATTTCTGCTGCACGCTGGGTCTGCTCTCGCTCCCATTTGCGCTGTTCTCTTGCGAGACGTTTGCTAACGATGGCATCAAGTTCTTCTTGCGAAAAGGTCTTAGACGCTTCGTTGGCTACATCTTCCGGCAGTTGATTGTCTACAGGGTCAAGCGCCGCCGTGGCTTCTTGATCTGGCGCGGGGTCAGCCGCTGGTAGTTCGGGAATTTCTTCCATAGTTGGGTAGTCCTATAAAACCTAGCTAACCGGCTAGTCGGTCTTGTCGAGGTCTAATCGAAGCCGATGGTCACTTTAGGTGTGGTCCCACCAAGCACGATATAGAGGCCCTTGTTAAAGTACAGCCCACCGTCGTCTCCTGTAAAGGTATAAACTCCAGGCGTGGCGGCTGTGAATGTTGCAATGAGCGTAGTAGCGGTCGTTGCCGTACCGCTGTCCGTGTCATGGACGGCTACAGTTGGGCTGGTGCCGCTACTGCAAAACACGGATTTGATTTTGCCTGCGCCCGTTTTGACTTGGTCCGTGGCTTCAAGATATTTATAGTTAGCCATCTGAGGCTCCTATGCCAAAAATTCGAGTTTGTAGAGGGTAGTAAGATACAGCCTTACAATCTCGTCGATAATGTTTTGAAGCGCAGTGTCTGACTTGTCAAAAGCCTCGTACCGGCATTCTTCCAATTCAGCTAACTGTTCTCGAAGGAACACGATGATGTTAACGGTTTTTTTAGCCGATTGCAAAGTGATCGGTCCCATCAGGCCATGCCGGCCCTGACAGGCTTCTGCCAGCGAATCAGCAAGATCTATAATTTCATCGTAAAAGGTGCCTAAAGCCGAATGTTTGGAAAAGCTACGGGTGTTCAGATGCACAGAATGGGCTACATCCCGCGCTAGAAACAGATACCCAATGAAGTCGGCTGGTTTCTCGGTCATTGTGGCATTTCCTGCATAGGCATTTCTTCAGGCATAGGCATTTCTTCAGGCATACCCTGCATAGGCATTTGCTCAGGCATGTCTTGTTCGGACATGAATTGTTGATCTGAAAGCGGCATTTCCATGCCATCGTCAGGCATTTCAGGCCCGTCACGACCGGGCATTTCATTGACAAGTTCGCCACTGCTCAACATGCCGTGAACCGTACCCATGACAATGTCTTGGATCTGTTCGGGCGACATAGACGCTTGAACAGCCGAAATGCGCTTGGTTTCAGCGTCGTAAGCCTTAATTTTGGCTTCAAACTGCTTAACTTCAACGTCTTGCGCCTCGATTGAGTTCTGAATGTTCTTAAGAACACCGTGAAGTTGATCGAGTTCTTGCCCCATACCCTGAATTTGCTGTTCTGCGGCCTGCAATTCGGGTGATTTGTCGTCGTCGGCCAGAAGTTTTGGGTCAATGGTTTTCTTAAACCGTTTTGCCATTTCTTGTGCGCCAGGCCAGTCCATGTTTTTAACAAACAGGTCGCCTGCAACCTGCCAAAGCTGCGGGTTGCCTTGCAAAAGCTGCGACATGGCGTCGAGCGCCTCTTGACGCTTGGTCATGTAGCTTGGGCCGGTCGTTACAACAACATCGTACTTGCCAACATTAGGGTTGTAGATCTTTTCAAGCACGATGCCGTTTTCGTCTTGGATCTTTTTAACGGGTTCTGGCTGGTCAGGGTTTAATTTGACCATGCTGACTTCGCCGTCTAGCCCAACAATTCGCGCTATACGTTGTGTGTCGTAAATCTTAGGAATCATATCAACCAGTTGCCGAGTGACGTAGCGTATAGCGCGAGAAAGATTGTCCACATAATGATATGTGCCGGTGTCGCCCTGCTTTTCGCGTGCCAAGATAGCTCTGCCGGAGCGTTCATTGCTGGTTGCTCCTAGGCTGGAATCATACTGGCCGGTAGTGGACTTGATGTCGTCTGAAGCGCCCGCTTTGGCCTGTAGAAGGCCGCTAGACGCCATTGGAGGCTGTGCCCGCTG